TTTTAACACTAACGCATTGACTGTTGGAAGAAACTCTTCTAATATAGCTAATGCAGCATCTGACCTTGTTGTTAATACACAAGGTGCAGCATTTGGATTAGTGTATTCAGGTGACGCTACAACAGGATGGACTTACACGGAGAAATAATATGTCAAATTACGAAGCAACAAAATACGATTTCGATGGAGCAAACCTTACTGGTATCGAAGGTATACCTACGGCTACTATTGTGCCATGGTCTGCATCATCATTACCAAGCGGTTTCTTAGAGTGTAATGGTCAAGCAGTTTCAAGAAGTACGTACGCTGCTTTATTTGCAATCGTAGGTACAACTTACGGAGCTGGTGATGGTTCATCAACTTTTCTTGTGCCTGACTTACAAGAAAAAGTAGCTGTAAGTAAATCTGGAACACAGGCTTTAGCATCAACTGGTGGAGCAAACACAGTAACTGCAACTGGAAATATTGGTGGTTCCACAGCTAATGCAACTTTATCAACAGCACAACTTGCATCACACAGTCATAACACTCCTGCTGGTGTAGAACCATCTGGAGCTTCGGTTTGGAAAATATCGTCAACTACTACTAATGCTGACACAGCCAATACAGGTTCAGGTACAGGGCACCAACATAATATGAGTGCTACTTTTAGTGGAGATGCAACTTCGGTTGTTCAACCTTTTTTAACAGTAATTTACATAATTAAAACTTAGGAGAAAAAATGGCATCAGGTGGATCATGGACAGTAGTATTTGAAGACAAACTAATTATAAAAAGAACTGGAGAGTTTAATGGTAGTAATGCTCAAGGATATCCAATTAATGACGATGATTTTTGGAATCAATCTAAATTTTCAAATATTTGGGCAATCCAATATGGTACATCCGTTCCTAGTGATGCTGTAGAATACAGAGATGAGACACCTCACTCAACATGGGAAGATGCTAATTTAGGTGATTTTCAAGAATTTATTACAAGATGGGATGCAGCGCACTTAGTTCGATTACAAGGTGATTGGGACACCAATCATAAATATGGTGAACACGTACCACCAGCACTTCCTCCTATTCTCCCTGAGACTGAAGAAGAAAAGATAGCTAGAATAGGTCCAAGACCTACTTCCTACTCATCTTAAAATTATTTTATCTAAAAATATAACTATTGTTAATCTTTCGTTTTTATCTAAACCTGTAGCACCATGATAATGATTTCCATCATAACATACTAAAGTATTAAAATTATTAGATATTTGACAGATGGTTTGTTTTTGATCATCATAGATAGAAGTGCCAGTGTTAAAATTATTTGTATTTTCGTTAAGATATATTATACCTGCTAAGTCTGAAAAATCTTTGTGGATTCTTGTATTTTTTTTATTAGCTGGATGCGCCAACCAATTTTCGTATTTAATTTTATGAAATTGTGTAACAGTTTCTTCTATTTGAAGTTGTTCACCTTTAAAATAAATTGTCATAATTTCTTTAACAATATAATCGTGCAGTTCTTTATTAATTTTAAATAAATTATCAGACCTATATCCTGGCCAATTGTCTTGCTCTGTTGATTTATGCCAAGTTATTGTATTAGAAAAATTTATGACTTCTTGAGGATTATTAAAAAAAGAAGTTTTAATTATTGTTGGTAACATTTACCTTAACATCATCCAAGAAGTTAAAATATATTTTTCACCAGATAAAGGTGGATTTCCTCTATGAACATATGGAAAAGATGCAGGCCAAATAACTATTCTACCTTTTTTAGGTTTAACTCTTTTTGAAAAATGTAAAAATTCTGTTTCTCCCCCTTCTTCGACGTCATTTAAATAAACAGAGTAAACTAGTGCTCTAGGTTCATTAGAAAATCCTACATTATGTTCAATATGCCAGACATGGTAACCTTGAGTTGGAAGAGTTTTTTGAATCTTTAAATTAGTATAATGAAATGATGGTATATTAAAAGCCTCCCTTACACCTGTAGCATTCTCATAATGTTTTAAGGCTATTTCAAAATTTAAAATTAATGGTCGTAATTCTTTATGCCATACATCAATATTATCTGGTTCAGCAAAAAACTGTTCATCACTTTTTGCAATTAAACTAGAATTTTCAGAATCTTTTCTATTCAAAGTTTTACGTAATTTACTTTGATTATTAAATAAATTAATAACATAGGTGCACATTTCATCTGTAATATAATTATCGTATACTCCTATAAAGTTACTTATGTTTTGAGTCCTATTATTTTGTGTTGTCATAAAATATTTTAAAGTTCCATTTCTGCCATTGAGCATAAACATCATTATCCTGAATACTCTTTCTTACATTTTCTTCTGACATGTCTTTTACTATAGCAATTATTTTTTCTATGTCTTCCTTATTGTGTTTTTTGTAAAGATTAGCAGCGTGTTTCCAAAATTTATTTTTATAAAGTGTATTATTTCTATATTGCCATAATATAAAATTTTGAACTTTATTAACGTAATCAATTATTTTTAATTTAGTTGTCATAATATTAGCGTTGTAAAATATATAATCAAAATAACATTTGATACTAAAATTATAAGTTGCCATAGCTGTAGCTTCTAAAGGTTCTAAAAAAAATAATTTATTTCCATTTAATAAAATTCTTTTATCTATTATTGGTTCTTTAGCTACATACTGATTAAAAGGAAAAACTTTGTTGACTTTTTTTATTTTAAATTTTTCTTTAAAATTATTTGTTGCTTCTTCGACAGAAGTTATTTCATTATTAAAAAGATAACCTAAAGAAGTTTTGCTAGGTAGAGGTATATAAAAACACCACCCATGTTCGTGAGCAACTGCTTTTGTCCATTTTACATCATCTTTTTTTGGAGGCAGTTCAGCAAGTAAAGCACAATTTAAAGGATTAATTAATTTATCATATGAATTAAAGTTTTCAGGTTTTCCTCTACAGTCTACTATATAGTCTGAATCTATTTCATTATAGTTTTTTATGTTTTCATCTTTTTCTTTAAAATTAATTTTTAAATTATTACAGACATAATCTTGAAATGCTTTAGGTTCTATGTGTAGACCATAAGAGCCTATTGGAAAAGGATGAAAAAATTTTTTATTTTCTTTATTCCAATTCTCATACATAATACCTGTTTTAATTGTGTGAGGAAAAATGTTTAAAACATCTGATCCAAAATTTTCAAAAAGTTTTATTGGAAAATCTAAAGCGGTTCCCTGTCCTGTTGGAACAGGGGGAATATTAGAATCGTAAATTAAATCTATTTCTATTTTAGAATTTATAAATTTTCTAAAATAAGCAAAATGCATAGCTGAAATACAACCTGCGTTTCCTCTTCCTAAAATAGTTATTTTCATTTTCCTAAACTTTCTGCAAAATTGTCATAAGCGTGATGACTATATTTTCCTTTTTTATTTACATAATGAAAAAAAACTTGAGCGATCCCGTTTCCTTTATAGATACCTTTACGCCCATGTTTTTGATCATGACCATAATATAATAAACCATCTCCTTCTTCAAGTTCAAACGACTTATCTTCAATCTCTAGAGACCAATTGTCATACTTTTTTATACATGCAGTAATAGATATTTCACAAGAGGGCCTATCAATGTGTGTTTTTAAATAAGCACCAAAAACATAATATCTCCAATAAGCATAGGTTTGAAATAATTTTAAATTAGATTTTTTTTCTACTAAAGGTAATTTTTTTTCTAAGAAAGAATTCATTAAAGGATCTTTATACCAAGAAGGTGAAAAAGATTGAGAATCTATCTGATAATCTTTGTTTTCATCCAATCTATTATTACAATACTTTTGTAATATATTTAGCTCTTCTTTTGAAAAAAAGTTTTTGATAAGTTTATATTTTACTGCAGCCATGACACTATACTATATCTTGTTCCTTTTGTAATGGGTTCAATACTGTGTGGATACATAAAATTACTAGGAAAAAATACAATAGATCCTTTATCAAGTTTAAATCTTTTGATTTCTTTTTCTTTTTGATCCGTAAAAATTAAATCTCCACCTTCATAGTTATTATTCAAATTTATAATAATACTTAAATGTCGTGGTAAAGTAGTGTAATGATCTGTATGTACATCGTATTTACCACCTGGATTATACTTTAATAAATCTATTTGATTAATTTTAACGCTAGACATTTTAGGAAATTTTATTTTATAAAAAGTGTAAAGTCTTTCAATTTCTTTTTTTACAAAATTCCAATAAAACATGTTTGTAGGATTATCAAAATTTAACTGATAACCTTTTACATTTCTAACATTTTTATTTACACCAACGTATACGCCTAAATTTTTTTTAGCTTTATATTTTATAAAAGGTATAATTTTATTTATAAACCCAGGCGAAACTACATTTTTTATTTCAACAATTCCTTCTAAATGGTCCATAATTATGATACTTTCATTCTTTAAAAAACTAATATATAAGCTACTATATGCTACAAAAATTAAATTTCAAGCCAGGTTTTAATAAGCAAGACACAGAATCAGGGGCCGAAGGCCAATGGACTGACGGTGATTTTGTTAGATTTAGATATGGATTACCTGAAAAAATAGGCGGTTGGTTACAACTAACAGCTGGTGGTAAAAGTTTACCTGGCGCTGGAAGAGCACAAGTAGCTTTTTCTAGTTTTGCAGGGGAAAAATATTCAGCCATTGGAACATCACAAGGTTTATTTTTATATTATGGTAATGATTTTTATGACATTACACCTTTAGATACCGCAATCACTGGCGGAACTTTAACAACTGTTAATGGGTCTAGCACTATAACTATTAATAAAGGATCACATGGATTACTAGTTGGAAGATATGTAACTTTATCTGGCGTAACTGTAACCGGAGCTAGTGGTTATACGGCTGGAGATTTAGAAAAAGTATACGAAATTTTAACTGTGCCTGATATAGATAAGTTTACTGTTCAAGCAGCAACAGTTGAATCAGGGTCTGGGATGACTGCAGCTGGTGCTGTCACTGTTAATCCTTATGTTATAGTTGGACCAACAACACAAACTACAGGTTATGGTTGGGGTACATCTACTTGGAACGTTGAAACTTGGGGCACGGAACGATCTACAAGTTCTGTGGTACTGGATCCAGGAAACTGGAGTCTAGATAACTTTGGTCAAGTATTGGTTGCAACTATATTTAATGGTGAAACCTTTACATGGAATGCAGGCGCATCAAACGCTAGAACCATCAGAGCTTCAAAATCTACAAGTAGTTTTGCAACTACTAATAATCCTACAGCTAGCAGATTTACTTTGGTATCAGATAGAGATAGACACTTATTTCACTTTGGAACTGAAACAACGATAGGCAACACAGCTACACAAGATCCAATGTTTGTAAGATTTTCTAATCAAGAAGACTTAAATACTTATACACCAACAGCTACAAACACTGCAGGTACATTTAGATTAGATACAGGAAACGAGATAAGAGCTGCACTTCAAGGTAAAGATTATGTCTTTGTTATAACAGATAACGCAGCTTATGTTATTCAATTTGTTGGTCCACCATTTACATTTAGTGTTAGACAGGTTGGTACGAACTGTGGATGCATCGGTCAACATGCAGCTGTCTACGTTAATGGTATTGTATTTTGGATGGGTTCTCAAGGTGGATTCTTTGCATTTGATGGTACAGTAAAATCATTACCTTGTCTTGTAGAAGATTTTGTATTTAGCACAGACGGCACTAATCTTGGA